ACTCCATTCTGTCCATAACATACCCTGCGTCAATACCTCCGTCCACGATTATCATATTGGCGATAGTCGTGAAGTCTGGTCCGTCATCTTCGCCACCACTGGCATCTCCTCCGCCTGCATCAGAGAGGGAGGCGGTAATAGGAGTAAGCTCCTCCAAAGTGCGCTCCAGTCGCCCATATAGATGCGACGATACCTCTACGCTATCCAAGACAGACACCCACGCATCGAAAGGCATCTTACTACCGCCCTCTTCGCACCTCTGCAAGCAGTAGATGAGGAGAGGTATCTGCTCCCCATCTTGGATATTCAGCGTAGAGAAACTCCGCGCGGAGAGCTTCTCGAAAAGAAGTACCGCGCGGAGTGTCAGTGGAAATGGCACGCTGTCCATTAGAGCGTAATCCCTGCGGCGGTAATCGCTTCGGCGCTTCCGATTTCCTTATCCGCCTTGTCCTTGAGAGGACCAGAGCCGTTCAGCGTGCAGGTGAAGGTTTCGTACTCCCCGCCAGTACTATTCTTGCTAAGGTCGGAGATAGTGACCATACCCTTACGAAGAACTGCACCCTTGGTTACAGTGCGAAGTCCTGCCGCATCCTCTGCGATAGTCACCTCGCAAATCTCGAATGTGACAGCCTTACCCGATGCGGCAAGGTTTTCAAGAGCGTTGTAGGACAGATGCCCAGCGGAGTTCGATACGTACGCTTCGATAGAGGCGGACCATTCATTTCGGCCTCCGAGCTTATCAGGGCTCTTGCCCGACATCTTACTGGAGATTTCGATAGTCTGTGGTGAGAACTTGAAATCATCCTTCTTCACGTAGGGAACGAACAGACCAGCAATGAACATGCTGGTCGACTCGCCTCTGACGAGGTCCACGTTCTTATTGTATTTGGGGTTGGGAGGTGTTTGAGTTGCCATAAGAACTGCTATTTAGTTATTGGTTTTGGTTATGATATTTCGAACGTAAGTGACTGGAAGAACTTACCATCAGAGTGGCCCTCTTCGGACTCGTCGAGCGTGGCACGTGTTTCGCACCACCCCATTGTCTTCCCGACCTCATCATTGCGCCCTCCATCGAGGACAGCATCCACCAGCTTCACCAGCTCAATAGATCTGTCGTAACCATCGGAGAAGCATAGCACGGTTACATAAGCCTCGCTGTGCGTGTCGCCTGACTTGTCGCGGTCACGACCGTAGGCGCTGCGATATACGATTATGTAGTCGCCAGCGGTTTCTTCTGGAGCTATCACGGGGAATATTTTATCCCCTACAAGCTCACGCAGCTCCTCACACGCAAGGAGTTTGCTCCGCACCCACTGGGCGGTGTGCCATTTTCTGTTGTTGTCGAGATAGATACTCATACGTTGGTTAAGACTTTCGTGACTCCTGCAAGGAGTATTCGCTGTGCGCGTGGCGTGCTTCTCTGCTTAGCATGCGTCCAAAAGAGGGTGGGCAGCACCCTGCCTCTGAACTTCCCGCTCCGTGTGTATCTGTCAGCCGTTCCCTTGTCAATGAGGTGGGCGTGGTTAGCAGCTTGAGACTCCTGCCCCATCGCCGTCGCTCCATTGACATAGAGGAAACCTACCGACACAGACACCCGTCCACCTCTTCCTCTGCGTGGCATACGCCTACGAAGCCCTCGGATGAGGTTGCCTCTTGGTACATGCCCATTCCTATTCGGCTGCTTGTACAGAGGGGGCAGGGTCGTGCGAACATCCTGCTGGTACACCTCCGCAGCACGGAAGAATGGTTCACGCAGACTCTCGGGGCTCGGGGCTTCTTTGAGACGGCCAATAAAGGCTTCGACCTCGGGAAATCCGTTGAGAGAAACTACATCGGGCATACTCTATTCATCTACAAAGCGAGCTGTAACCTGCACCGTTCTGTCAAGCATAGGCTGGAGCAGTACGATGCGATAGAGTGCGCCATTGAAGCGAAGCCACCCAGCGGCAGATAGACGCTTATCAGCACGAACAACGAACACCACAGCCGAGGTATCGACAACCTCACGTGCCTGCAAGCCGTCTTTATCGTAGGTCGGGCGAAGCGTTCGGAGGTAGGCACGAGAGCGAAAACTCTCTACCAGCTCCTCCTTTACAGCGCCCGACGCACTCTGCGTCTTTACAGCTTTGAGGAACACCAGTCGGTGTGTGAATGCTCCTGCGTTCATCGCTCTAATCGGTATCTGCCTATGAGTGAGCCAAGCGAAAAAGCAAGCTCCGTCACGCGTCCCACACGATACCCCTCTCGATCAGCGTAGAAGCGTGCGACTATCATTCGGAGAGCGTGCCGAAGTGCTGGAGGCAAGTCGCCCGAGGCCTGCTCCACCTCGACCAGCGGACGGCAGAGAAGCCCAGAGAGATAGTCCTCGGCAGTATCAATAAGCTCGAAAATGAAGTCGTCATCCTCTTCGTGGTCTACGTTCAGATGCTTCTTTGCTTCCTCGAGAGAGATATATGTTGGCATAGCTTACTTACGCTTTACGCTTCAAGCATGCGAATGCTTCTGCACGGAGGACCGTGAGAGAGTAGTCACCATTGAGAGTGAAGTCGATGCGGTCATTGATGCCGTTGTACTGGGCATAGAGGCGATCGCCATTGCCGTGGTGAGCAAGGACAGCATAAGACAGTACACCGAAGAGAATAGCGTCCTCGGGCATGAACGTAGTAGACACTACGGGATAGCCGTTCATGTGACCATTCTCAAGAATCATCTGGGGATTGCCCTTTTCTACTGGCGTAGACTTGAGCAGGCAGTAGGTCTTGGGATGCACGAAGTAAGCGGCACTGCCGTCTACCTTGACATTCTTGCCGAGAACCTCTGCCTCGAGAGCGACAACCTCCTTGATGGTTGGAGCTACCGTGTTACTCCACGTGCCAGCGATAGGTGCAGCGTAGGGTACAGCGAGGATCGTCCCGATACCATTGTTAGGACCAGCGGGAGCAGTCTTAGCGAACAGAGCCGTGTTGATAGCCGTACCGACAGCCTGCCCAAGTCGCTCGAGCGTGATAGCTCGGAGATTGAGGTTGGTTGCGGTGATGGCCTGCGAAGTCACGGGGACATACACACCGACACGCTCGGGCTTAGCGGCAATCTTGTCGAGGTTGAGGTTCTGGTCGGTGAGAGCGACATTTTCCCCTGCGATGGTAGCCGTAACGCCTGCAAGCACTGGCCATACGGGCTGACCAACTACACCCGACTGCATCTTGAGACCTACCTTGGTATGGATAAGCTCTGCCTCGAGTGGCTGTACGACATCTTGGATAACCGTAGGCTGTGCATTCACTACGTTCGTGGTCATCGTAGCGGCACGCTCCTCGATAGTTACAGCCTGATGCGAGTTCACTGCACGGGTGGCTGCATCAAGGAAGCGCTTAGCGGCTTCCACCTGCTCGCCAGCTGTGTCGGGCTCGAGCGCCTTGGAAGCGGCAGCATTGATGCTTCGCTCCTGCAGGTCTTCGCTAACTCGGACAAGCTCGCGCTCTTCATCTTCGGTCAGCGCACCAGCGTGGCGCTTACCCTGCAGCTGCTTGAATCGCACGTGCAATTCGTGCAGCTGTTCTTGTTCCTTTGTCATAGTTAATTGGTTAATTGGTTAAAGGTTGGACTTGGTTATATCAGCCCAGCGAAGAGCGCGCTCTGCCAATGGCGTACGAGCAACTGGCTCAGGAGCTTCCTCGGTGGTCGTTTCTTCTTGGACTGGTTCGGGAGTAGGCTCTTCGGTTGGCTCGGGTAATCCTCGCTCCTCATCGAGAGCCTGCTTTGAGCGTTCTGCAGATGCAGTGGTGGCTGGATAGGCGGGGGTGCTTACCACCGACACATCCCCGATATACGAGAAGTGGTCAATGTGACGAAGCCACATACCGTCCTCCTTTTTCTCCCAGCGTGTGTCTCCTTTATTGACACTGAAAAGGAATGAAGAGGAGCGCAGGTCTCCTCTGCGAAGGAGTTCCAGCGTATCGTTGCCTAACTGCGTGTTTGGAGCGTCAAATCGGTAGAGAAGCCCGCTGTCCGTGATGGTAAGCTGTAGGCTACCCGATCCGTTTGTGCTTCGAGCAAGGAGTTTCGTTCGGTCGTGCTCGTAGAGAGCAAGGACATCGGAAGAGCGAAGCAACTCCTCTGTCACTGCGCCCTTATGCACAACCTCTCGGAATGCACGCCCATCAAGGAAGTCATACAAGACCTCGCTCTCTTCTTCGTACACGATGGCAAGCCCCTCAATCGTGCGGCTTTCCTCACTTTGTAGTGATGGAGCAGATAGCTCACTGGAACTGCTTCTAAGCTCGAGTATTTTATTTTCGCTCATATCTGTATTGGGCTTTATATAACGTAGTTATAAGGCGTATTTTGACACCACTTTTCGCTATTCCTCTGCACTTTTGGAGGGTCCTCCATCTGGGTGCAACTCATCAATGCTCGGACGAGAGGTAATCGGGGCTACGTTACACGTGATAAACAGCTGGTCACCACCCTCAATAGGCTCTCTATTCTCGAATATGCGCCCCTCATTGGGAGTCATCACACCAGCCTCCACGCTACTCTTCACGTACTCTGCACGGGTGCGCAGGTCGGTAGCGAATAGTCGGGAGAGGTCAAAGCGGATGCGCTCGGATGCTCGCCTTGATCTTGGAAGGAGCTTCACAGAGAACTCTTGTTGAATTTGCATGATAAGGGGCTGGAGCGTCTGGTTGAGGAAGTTAATCTGCGAGTTCTCCGCCTCCTTGTAGTTGGTACTTTGGTCTGCGAACACCATATAGGGATGCACCCCGAAGAAGCGACATATATCCAGAACGGAGTACTTGCGCACCTCAAGTAGCTCTGCATCGGCATTGCTAATAGAGGAGTCTATGAATTGCATAGACCCCGACAAGCGGACAATTCTGCGCCCCTGTGCAATCTCGTTATTCACTCGATCTACCACTTTATCCGCCACATCAGAGTCAAGTGCGCCAATCCCTTGCAGTTCATTTCCACCCACGAGGAAACCGCTCTTTTGGTTGCCTGACAGCAGTCCTTCATTCGTCTGTTTATCTGCATTGGCGCTAAGTGACATAGAACTCGAAGCGTACGTAATGGTGGAAACGCCAGTATAGCCACCATCGAGACTGTTGTTCTTTAGGTGGATAATCTCGTCAGCAGTGAACACACCGTTGATATTCCACACATCGTCCGAGACGCTGTAGGTATTGCTATGCTTGTCGTAAAACACTGCGCCATCCCCAAGCAGGATAATATCCAGCAACTCGCCTCGAGTGGAATATCGAGGGTAGATATAAGCATTCCCCGAGAGGAGCAAGCGAGCAACTATATTCTTGAGCAGAACGAAGAAGTTCTGCCTGCTATTCGCCTGTCCCGCAAAGAGGGTATTTAGCTGCGTGTTCCCAGCATACTGGAAGATACTCCCCGAGCGCTTTAGGTGCTGGAGCTCGAGCGATGCGATAGTCCCAGAGAGAATATCCACACATCGGTACACGCTTGCAATGGTCATTGCTATGTCCGGGGTAGACACTGACGCTCCGTTGAATCGATTTACGAACTCCTGCACGCTACCACCCGATGCGCACTTATCGCCATCTGCGTAGTAAGACCGCTTGAAGAAGCGGGTGAAAAATTTAGAAATGGTCATTTATACGATAGTTTTGAAGTGGTTGAACAGCCAGAAGCCCATTAGGCACGTGATAGCTCCGTCAATCTTGTCCGAAGCCACAGCCTTGACAGGCTTGCGGTTTTCGAGTCGGTCCTCGTCTATTACAGCGTTGCCAAAGCAGTATGCCGTGATAGGATTAGGGTCAAACGTGATGCTATCCTGCGACAGGGCCAGCTCAAACGACATCACAGCCGTATTGAACGAGCCATTGGTTTGCGGGATAGCCTCCAGATTTGCCTTGCCCACTTGCGGAGTAGATCGCAAGAGGTTTGTGAACTCGAGAGCCTTATATGGGTCGTAGCCTATTTTCAGTGTAGAGAGGGGCTGTCGGAGAATAGTGTCCACAATGAGGGGGTAATCGATGCTGTCGCCCTTACAGAGCGTCAAATATCCGTCATCCGCCCACCGCTTGTAGAGCTCTCGATTTACGTGTGTGGCGAGCATCCCCTCTGGGAAGAAGTAGTGCGTGATAGCGTGGAACGGGCAGACCTTGGTGCGACCCTCGGGGACACGACTTGGTGTATAGACAAGGAACGTAAGCGCACTAAAGTCATCACGGACGGACAAGTCTACAGCGCACATCGCACGATAGCCACGCAGAGACTCCATAGGTACGTGCATAAACGCCCTTTCAATCGTCTCACGAGGTATCCACATCTCACGCTCGTCACGGGCGAAGATATTAAGGAGCTTGTTGCGGAAGGCCTTCATATCACCTGCCGTGAGCTGTGCCTTCTTGTACTCCGCTTCGTAGTACTCGGGGCGCACCGTTACACCCAAGTGTGGTTGCACTTTGTGCCACGTATTGGGGTCTCCCTCCTCGTCATCTACGTCTGGCTCAAAAATGTGTGCGAAGATGCTATCGTTCTCCACCTCGCCTCGGAGGATAGACTTGTAGGCATCCAACATCTCCGTAAATGGCGTGTCGAGCTTGTCGCTTGCGGTAGTGATTACCACCGTGAGGGGATTCTTTCTCGCCCCCATAGAGGAGGTCAGAACGCTCTTTAGTGCATCATTGTCCGCCTGAGCGTACTCATCGATAATCACAAGTGAGGCGTTGAGACCATCCAAGCGGTCAGCCGCGGACGACAGACAGCGAGCGATAGACATCTTCCCTGGGATGCGATTGTACACCTGCTCTCTGTTGATTTTGAAGCGTCGCAGGGCTGGATCAAGGGAGCGGAGTATCTTAGAGATCACATCGAAGCACACCCTCGACTGCTGGTAACTATTACTCCCTACATAGCTCTCTGCGTTAGCATCTCCATAAAGGAGGTCGTACACCGATAGCGTAGCGATAGAGGTAGTCTTGCTGAACTTACGAGGAACGAAGAGAAGCACATCGCGCACAAGTCTCCTCTCTCCATCATCGTGGTAGAACCAAAAGATATTAGCGAACTGGAATACCTGCACGGGGGTAAGAGCGAAGAACACCATACCCTCTGCAGACGGAAGGCGGATATGCTCGTAGAACGTGATGAAGTGCAACACCTTTTCATCACGGAGGACATACCTATCGACCTTATGCAGGAAGCGCTCGATAGACAGAAGCTCGTACACGTTGTGGAAGCTCGGGTGCTTTATACACTCGCGGATATACTCCGACAGACGCTTGTCGAGCTTATTGAAGCGTTGGTATGGGATCTTAGCGCTTCGCAGCCGCTCTACGACCCCGCTTTTCAGTGCTGTCGCCTCGCTTGGGCTTAGTTGCTTTGTCATATACCTGCTGGAGTATGTAATTGAGCTTGTCCACCTCGTCTCCGCTCGTGAACTTGGCCGTTCTCACGGTCATCTGAAGCTCGGACAGCTGTGCGCGGAGTTCCTTAGATGCTTCAATAAAGATGGACCATGCAGGATTAGCGCGCTTGCGTGAATCGCCCTCACGACTGGTCTCTTCGACCACTATTCCATCAGACATCAGCACCGCATAAGACTCCCTGCACACACCCGACATTTGCGCTGTGGCCGATATTAGCGGCTCAAACGCTGGGGAGTACGCTTTAAGGGCCTTTAGCCCATCTCTTAGAAAGCATGCGGTTTCTTCTTGCGTCATTTTGTAGAGGGCACTACATAGACCCAGCGAAATGCATCATTTTGACACCACTTTACCCCCAAAAC